AACCCAGTGATGGTGCGGATAGTGGGTTGGGACAGAAGATGGGACACAAGACTTTTCAGGGAAATGTGTCCCACCTCAAAGGGGTGGATGGGACACCCCCAGAATCTGAAGACTCGTGTCCCACCCCAGACGCCAGTGCTGGAGCGGATAGTGCCCAGATGGGACAGTCTGAGCAATATCCCCGCGCGAGGCAAGAAGAGCGGACACTCGAAGAAATTGACCGCGCTAAACAAGCCTCTTGGGATTTCTGGGACGCCTAACTCCACAGTTGGCCGTCTTTGGTGTAGTATTCGATCAATGCCTAAAGGCGGCCTTTCCTTGCTTTGCTTTCGATGAACAAAACCAGGTATTCCGTGCTCCAAACAATGGAGGCGCGAGTTATCTCAACGTATTTCGATAGCAAGAATCGTTTTTTCTTGAACGCGGTTTTGTTGCAGCCCAACGAAGACGCTCATTGCAGAGAAAATAAGCCTGCAAACTTTATTCGAGTTTATTGCCCGAGGTCTTTTAGTTCGGAAGAACAGCAAAACATTATCAGCCCTTACCAAGTAAATCAAACAATTAAGGTCGTACCCAAAAGCCCGTCAGAGAGCTACCCTGACACTTGCATCGGGGACTTTGCTGAGTGTGTACTTGGCAACGAACCAAACCAAAATGTAAAAGTAAAAGAAAAAGTCCCCACTAAAGATACCCAGAAATATACGATTAGCGGCTTAGATACTTTACTTATTGCAGATGTTGAGGCGTACTTTAGTGAGCTGGGGCTTACAAGAAAGTTCTTTATTAATAAAATGTTCAAAAAGCTACTAGCCGGTGATTTCGACGAAGAGTTTTCCTGATCTTCGTCTTTTGTTCGCACTTCTTTGCTACTCTAATGTCTAATTTGATCCCTGAAAACGTCCTCGCTGGATCAGAAAAAATCTTATTGCGGGACTTGTTGGAATCACCCACGTTTAGACCGTGGACCGTCAGCGCTCTATTTAACGGCATCAACACGGCTCATGACTTAAGGCTGTCGCTCGACAATGAAGATGATCAGTTCTTGCAGTTCAAGCTCAAGCAAATGACACGCGCCATCCCCTACGAAGCCCGGAGGGAGTTATTCGCTGAAACGTCTCGCTTGATCCAGAAACGGAAGGAGGCTAGAAATTAGTGCCCTTGGTGGATAACCACCCCTTACGGAGCATTGTGTCCACCATCTCTTGTTGGGCAAGATAGAGGCGAAGGAACTTACAAGCTATGTCTTGCAGTTCCTTCACATCGCTACAGGACTGGATTTGTCTCTTGAACTTTTCGTAGGCAAACTCACGCTTGGCTTCCATTGAACCGTTTACCAACTACTACTCTATGTTAAAGCGTGTCATCTGCCTCCAGACTGGGTATGGGTCGGATGGATCTATGTCCGGGCGAACCACGGTCACTTACTACGAGCTGCAGCGGGAGCAGCCCTACCTGGCCATTGTCAGGTACACCGCTTATGGGCCGGACGATATGCCGATGGGTGTCTGTGAGGACATTTACGCCGATACAGCCGATGAGTTCTGCCGCCTGGAGCGGGATGTCAACAAGGCCCTGAAGGGTGGGATCGATGCCAGCATTATGAGCTTCTACGATCATGAAATCTTTCCGGTGATCTCGACCTACCTCAATTAGTGTGCTACCTTACAGGGGTAGTTCGGAGGCCAAACATGCCCCAAGCACAACTCATCTGTTTCAGCTACGAGCGCGGATCTGATCTTGTCCGCATTCAGGCCATCGTGGATGATGCCATTCAAGTGGCCCCTGCCACTCGTTACGATCCACCAGAGTACGGTTCCGCTGCTTGCGAGACCTGTGTGCTCTGGGATGATCCCATCACACACGAAAACGCACCAACGCACGACGACATCGTCAAGATGTTGCCTTGGATCGACGACTGGACCGCTATCCCACCGATTTCCTTCGATGACTGACCCCATCAACAACCCTGCTCACTACAACACTGGCGACATCGAGTGCATCGAAGCAATCAAAGCTGCGATGAACACAGATGAATACTTCGGTTACCTGCGCGGTAACTGCATTAAGTACATCTGGCGCTACCGGCAGAAAAACGGCTTAGAGGATCTCCGCAAGGCTGAGTGGTATCTACGCCGTCTCTGCCAAGAGTTTGAATTTGACCCTTTCAGCGACCCACTCGCATAGACCATGTCTACACATCCCTTCGATTCCAGTCCTTTCGCTGGAGTAAAGCTCAAAAACGTGCCCCAGCATTTACAGGCTGAGGCGTCCCACTACAACATGCAGGCTGCTGCAAGGTGGGAAAACTACGGCAAAGTTGCCGCTGCTGTTGACGATGCCATGGCTGACCAATACCGCATCTGCAAAGCCTTTGATAAAGAAGGCTGGGAAGGTGACGAAGGTGGTTGGGTCTCGCCAAGCGGCATCCTTGACTATGACTGGGTCAATGAATACGGCCTCCCGCTTCCTGGTGATCTGGACTGGGAAAGTTACAAAGCAGAAAAGCGCACTGAGCATGGCTGGAAGCTGGACGACAGCGGCTGGTACGCTCCATGCGGCAAGCACGAAACTGAGGTTTCCGGCTTAGCTCCTGAGTACATCCTCTGAACTTCTGACCACCCATGTCTGACTACAAACTTCTGTTTGGGGTCGAGCATCTGAAAGAGATCTCGACCTCAATTTCCCTTGCCTTCGATACGGAAACGCTCCAGCTGCAGCCTGAGGTTGGCAAGTTACGGCTGATCCAGATTGGCTGTGAGTCTCTGCGCACCATCGTCATCATTGATTGCTTTGAACTTGACGAAGGCGATTGGGACAAGCTGCGTCTGTTCTTCACCAACGGTGAGCGCTTTTGGCTGGCCCACAACGCTGTCTTTGACCTGGGCTGGCTACAGGAGCACGGGATCCATCTGCGTGGTCGTGTGCGCTGTTCGATGCTCGCCAGCAAGCTTCTGCACAATGGAACGCCCAACGTAAAGCATGGCCTTGCCCAGGTCGCAAAGCGAATTCTGAAGATTGACCTCGACAAAGAACAGCAGCGGTCTGATTGGAGCGCACCAGTCTTAAGTCGAGACCAATTGGTCTACGCCGCTAAGGATGTTGAGGTGCTGCTGCAGCTTGATCACAGGCTTGACGAGATGCTGCAAAACAATCGCTTGGCGCAGGCTTTTGCACTGGAGTGCAGAGCGCTGCCCGCCATGGCTCAGATGTGGCGCACTGGTCTGCCGTGGAATAAAGTTGCGCTCCAAGGCTTGCAAGGTGACTACGAGCACGACGTTGAAAGGCTCGGTAAGGACTTTTTGCTTGAGCTGGATCAGTCTCTACCGCCGAAGCACAAGCTGCCTAGAGAGCCTGCAGACATCCGACGACTGAAGATGCTCAAAGGCTTAGTGACTGAGATGGGTCACGATGATGAGATGTACGAAAAGTGGTACGCCGAGATTGACGAGATAGAGAACGCGCCAGAGGCTTTCAATCTTCGGCCTAAGGACAGCGGTTCTGCCAGACTTGGCACGAAGGTAAAGGCGGGCTTCAACCTAAATAGCCCAAAACAATTACTAGAAAAATTCACTATTTTGTTGGGTGAGGCTCCGGTGGACAGCAAAACCGGGAAGGCCAGTGCTTCACGCGCAGCGCTCCAAGAGTATGCTGCGGACCACCATGTCATTCAGACGTACTTGGCTTGGAAAAAAGCTGAGAAGCGTCGGCAGATGGTGGATTCAATCCTCGAAAAGATGACGCCCGATGGTTTTGTTTGTGCCAGCTATCTGCAGCTTGGGGCGGAGTCAGGTCGAATGTCCTGCATTAAGCCGAACAATCAGCAGATCCCCCGTGATTCAGAGTTCCGCCAATGTGTTGAGGCTCCTGATGGTTGGGTTCTTGTTGACTCGGACTTTGGTCAGATGGAGTTGCGACTTGCGGCGGCCATCGCAAAAGACGAACGCATGATCAAGGCGTTCCAGGATGGGGAAGATCTGCACAGTGTTACGGCTGAGGCCATTGGGTGCTCTCGTCAGATTGCAAAGTCAGCAAACTTTGGCTTGCTGTATGGCTCGGGTGCCAAAGGCTTGCGGAACTATGCGGGTGCTTCTGGCATCGTCATGACTGTCGAAGAGGCGACCAAGATCCGTAACCAGTGGCTCAGCACCTATTCGGGCATCAAAGCTTGGCAGCAACAGAACGCAGAGCTGGCCGAGAACAGCAAGAACAATAAGTGGGCGGACATCAGGGTTCCGCTCTCTGATATGCGCCGATACCTGCCTGGTGATATGAATCGCCTGACGGTTCGGTGTAACACCCCGATCCAAGGCGCGGGTGCTGCCATCCTTAAATGTGCTTTGGGTAATCTTTGGCCGCTCTTACAGGAAGCGGGTGAGGATGAAGTCAAGCTGGCTGCTTGTGTTCACGATGAAATTTTGCTTCTAGTGCGTGAACCTAAGGCAAACGAGTGGGCCGCGCGGCTAAAACAAGTAATGGAGAGCGCGGAAGCTAAGTGGCTTGGGACCGTCCCACCGCTTGCAGAGCCCCAAGTCGGTAAGCGTTGGTCCGAGATCCACTAAAGGAGCAGGTATGGTCAGCATCTATCACACCCCTAACGGGTGGACGTTTTGTCTACTAAAAAAGATGGGCTATTACAGTAGCCTTGCTGAAGTGATGGATGCTGCCTATGCAGCCGAAAACAGGGAGGCAGATCATGCTCACATACCTCAGATACGAGATGGCTCGTGCCACCACTGCCGATCTCCAAAGGGCTGCTCAGTTCCTGGAGCGGGCCAGGGAAGTACGCCAAGGCTGTCGTAAGCAGCGTACAAACGCTCGGAAGAACCAAGCTAGTGGATGGAAGAAGCATGTAGACGATTCTATCACCTGGTAACAGAGTGCTAGACTACTCTGTAGCACGGAAGACTTTTATGGCGATACGCCACGGGAATAAAACTTACATGCAGGTTTTGCTGGATCCGCATAGAGCTGATTTGTTAGTCAACTTAGCTAAGGAGAAAGGTGTGCGCTCCACTGCATGGATCCGTGATGCCGTCTATGCCGCGCTGGAAAAAGCGCTGCCTTCCTCGCTCTACCAAGAGGCGTTAGCTAAGGATCAAGCGTCGTGGCGAGAGTCTGTAAGACGCCGCGTAGAGGGAAGAACAAAAAATAAAAAAGATCCTGCGGACGGCTAGCCATACCGGGTAAGTGTGCTACTTTAAGTGCGCCCAACGCATTCCACCATGGCCCGTTACGCGCTTTTGTCATCGCGGTCAAAGAAACCCATGTATCTCGCGGCGGCTTACCCAAAATCAGCCAAAGACAATGGGATCAGACTTACAAACAAAAAAGAAGATGCCTGCTCTTTTGTAACTGTAGAAAAAGCGGCAGAAACAGCTCGCCTTCTTGAAGACTCTATTGGTTACCTTCCCGCCATCATTGAGGTTCGGGGTTGATGGACGGCTTTACTCAATACATAAACGGGATTGTGCGTTACCCGTTGTTAACCAAACAGCAAGAAATTATGCTGGCCCGCCAAGTGCAGGTGTGGATAAATACACCTGACCCCACACCTAGACAAGTTAAGCAGGGGAAAAGGGCATATCACAAGCTCATTAACTGTAATTTACGCTTGGTTGTTTCTATCGCTAAGCGATACGTTCCAAGGGCAAGACGTACGGAGATGTTTGACATTGTTCAAGAGGGCAATATCGGTCTGGCCCATGGGATTAAGAAGTTTGACCCTGAACGTGGTTATGCTCTGTCTACTTATGTTTATTGGTGGATTCGACAAGCTATTTCAAGGCATCTGACTTACCACGACCGCGTGATTAGGTTACCGACCCAAGCCATTGAGGTGCTGTCAAAATTAAGAGGTTGGGCTGTTGAGTTTGAGGCCAAAGCCGGAAGAACACCTTCTATTGAAGAATGCGCTGAGTATTGCAAAGTAAAGCCTGCACGGCTGCAAGAGTATCTTGTTCACAGTAATGATTGCTCTAGTTTGGATAGCGGTAGCTCCTCTGATTTAGAAGGAGATTCGACTGCTCTTATTGACTTGGTAACTGATGGTGACCATGGAATGGAAAACATAGATGATATGTTTAATAGCGAAGTTCTATACAGTTATTTAGACCAGTTATCAGAGATAGATCGAAGAATTGTTATGGACTTTTACGGGCTAAATGGAGCTGCCCCTAAGACCTACATGCAGATCAGCAAGGAATTAGGTATCTGTAGAGAACGGACCAGGCAGCGCTGCCACAGGGCTCTAAATAGACTAAAGTTCTTGTCCAATAAATATGGTGTGTACTGATGGAATGTCCTAGTTGTGGCGCACCTCTTGCACGAGGAAATAGAAAAGTCATAAATTCTGCGGTTTCCCATGACGCTGTGCGGACACGGGAGTACCGTTGCCTAGAATGCGACAGCGTCAACTATTCCGTTGAGGTGTTTGTAGACCCCGAACACGTCGAACGGGCCAAGGGTAAGTACCCCAAGTATCACATTAAGAAAGACGTGCTCATCCCGCTGCTGAAGACACTCCATGGCCTCTGTTGAACTGGTATGGGCTACGCCAGATGCTGAAAAGCTCGTTGTGCGTATGGCGCGTGTCAGCAATCCAAGTAACGAAGATAACTGGGAAACCGGGCCAGGTCTTCTTCGTTACCTGATCAAGCACAAGCACTGGTCTCCTTTTGAGATGGTCAGTATGTGCGTCAAGATTGACACTGAGAGGGATATTGCCGCGCAGATCCTGCGGCATCGGTCGTTTTCGTTCCAAGAGTTCTCTACCCGTTACAGCAGGACTCAACCGGCAGAAATACCGTGGTTTAGGCGTCAAGACTACGAAAACAGGCAAAACAGCATTAATGACATCCACCCGTCCCACCAAGAGGATTATCAGGCGCGTGCTGGTCGCATCATTGCTGATGCTTTTCTTTTTTATGAGTCGCTACTCGAACGTGGCGTTGCCAAGGAAACTGCGCGGCGGATCCTACCAATGTGTACTCCTACTTCGATGTATATGACTGGTACGCTGCGTAGCTGGATTCATTACATCCAGTTGCGTGCGCATGTAGACACACAACTAGAGCACAGGGAAGTTGCGTTGGCGTGCCAGCGTATATTTAAGTGGAACTTCCCAGTCATTGCAGACGCGGTTTTCGCGGATGAACAGGCCCACGGTTCCGGTTGAATACACTGGCGGTGGCTTCTACCGCGTATGCACTCGCGGTGGTGGTATGTGCGTAGAAATACACGGGCTTTACCGGGCTCTAAATGTTGCTGAAGCTCTCTACTGCTCCATCCATTCCGATATGCGGGCTTCGCGGGCTTCGGTCCAGTAGGTTCTTTCTCTGAACCACTCCTTCCACTCGTGACCTGATTTGTGGCTGTTGCAGGAAAAGCAGCAACCCACTAAGTTCCCCTTCTCTGTAAGACCCCCTTTCCACTTTGGGATGACGTGGTCAAGTGTGGCGTTTTTACCTAGTGGCTCGGCGCAATAAGCGCAGCAGTAGTTCCACTCGGTCAGGATACGGTCACGGAAGCGGATCTTCGCTTTTTTCCGTGGGACGAGTTCGGTCTCGTCAATCTGGTGATCCACTACCACCTCGCGCCATGCAACATCAAGGGTCTTGACTTGCGGCTGCTTTTATGGTAGCGAATTTAACTATTTCACAATGTAATCTTTAGCCCTGTTGTAGTACCAAATGCGGTCCTGAATACCGTTGTACCCGCCGTTCAGTCTGCGAGTGCATTCGTAGATGTCGCCTCGATCACACAGGGCGGCCCAGTTATTCTCTTCGATCCAGCAGATCGCGCAGAGGAATGGGTACTTGTTTGCAACATAATCAGTCCCCTTCGACATAATTTGATCATCCCGCAGGCCGTTCTGTTCCATCCACCTGGCAAACCGGGAGAAATTGTGTTTTCCAGTGAGTTGAATTACGCCGCATCCGCGATATTTGTATCCGTCACCAGGACCATTGCCTAAATCGCTGCGGTTATCGTACATCCGCGTGAAATAGGCATAACTGCCGATTTCGGTCATGTACTTGTAGCCCGCTGTCTCGTGACAAGTCTGCGCCACCAGCATCCTGCGCTGGTTCAAGCTTGTCATTCCGGCTGCTTTGACAAGTCGATTGAGGTCATTCATAAATGCCTCG